GGGTGTTAATTTGTAAATTTAATAATTCGTTTTCTATATTTTTTTTTTTTTTTTTTTTTTATTATCTATTTTTTTTGTAATAATATTATTATATAATTCTTTTTTTAAAATTTGAATAATAAATTTATAAATGATATTTATAATTTCTTCGTCGCAATTTCCTACTATTAAGATACTACCTGTTCTAAAAATCATAAAAGATATTATTTTACATTTATTTATTTTTTTATGTTTTTTATTTAATGTGCATTTGTTTTTACATTTACAAACTCCGTTATTTTCGACATTTTCTTTATTATAAAAGAATTTACATTGTATTCCGGGATAAGAACATGGGTCGAATAGACTATGAATGTTATATTTAAACTTTAAAATGTCATATAATTTATTTCTAATAATAAAGAAGTTACATGAAAAATTTGAATTAATAAGAACAGTTTCTACTTTATTTTTTAAATAAGTAAATTTGATACCAGATACATCTTCAATGATTTTTAATAAAATATTCACAGCAATGTTCAATGTCTCAATATTTTGAATACCCGGAATTTCAAGTTTTCCAGTGTTAAACAGTTTTACATTTATTTCTTGAAATTTATTCTTATATTTAATTCTTATAATTACAGCAAAACAATTATAAAAAGCGCTCTTTTTTTTTTTTCTAAAATTTATTAAATCTTTTTTAGAAACACCACAAATTATTTTTCGAATATCTTTAAATTTTTTTACTTTACCAGTTACTGTATTTATTTGATTGAGAATATCGTATGACACATTTTCTTCTTTTTTAATATTTTCTTCTAATTTTACAACATCTTCTGGTGTTAATGAATTAATTTTAATAATTTTCTTTATAATACCTATTTTTGCTTCTTTATAATTTATAATTGGTAATTTCCAATAAATTTCTTCTAAATTTACATTCTTATCTAAATAACCTATTTTTGTTTGCGTAGATATATAAATGTCACTAAATTTTGTTTCAAAGTTTTTTGTTGGAAAAATATTTTTATTATCATAATTTGATTCGTCGCCATTTAACATAAAATTTTCCCATTCATCGTCTAATGCCATTTCTTTTAAGTCTTAAAATTATAATTATAATTATTTATAAGTTAATTTAAAAAAAATCAATTTATAAATAATTTATTTGGAATTTATTTGGAATTTATTTGGAATTTATTTGGAATTTATTTGGAATTTATTTGGAATTTATTTAGGAGTTTTTTTACCAAAAATGTAGATAAAAAAATATATAAATTTTTTTTTTATATTATTTTAATCTAACAGATATTTAATGGAACAAGGAAAGATAAATTTTGGAAATATAAATTTTATGAAAGATATGAAAAAAAAAAATAATACAGAATTAAATAATATATTACAAGAATATTCACTAAAACAAAGTAATTTTGATCCAAAAAAACCATCGCCAAATGTATTTATAAAAAAATTAGAAATAAGAATGAAAATGTATTATAAAGATTTATATAAATCATATAATTGATTAATAAATAAATTTAAAACATACTCTTCGGAAACATTAATATTATGTTGTATTATTTCAAAAAACGTTAGCCATTTTTTATTAAGGGAAAACGATTTATTTAAAATATGAAATGAAATAAATTTTGAAATAAATCTTTTTGTAGAAATATTATGTTTATTACAATAATTTTTAATATATTTTAAAATTTTTTTTTTATTATAATCTTTATTATTAAATAATTTACAAAATTTATCCCAATCTTTATTTATTATTATATTATTTATTTTAATACTATCATGATTAGTTTGAATATAATTAATCATGCTTCTTATATCAGAATTAAATTTAATTTGTATATTAATTAATTGTTTATTTGTAATTTGTAATTTTTCTTGTTCAACAATTTTTTTTAAAAATGTATTTATATTTTTTTTAGGTAAATTACAAAAAGATAATTTTATAAATTCATTTTGCAATGATTTATCAATTTTGCTAATATAATTACAAATAAGGCAAAATCTTATATTACTGGAATACTGTTGAATCAAATATCTTAAAGCTTGTTGAGCATTTTTTGTCATATAATCAACTTCATCCAATATTACAAATTTAAGTCCATTTCCAAATAATGATTTAGTATTTACGAATTGATTAATCTGATTTCTAATAATATCTATGCCTCTATCATCTGAAGCATTCAAATGTATTTTAAAACCTTTAAGGTTGTTATTATATAAATTATGATATTTTTTAATTAAATTTATTATAGTTGTCGTTTTCCCTGTTCCTGGTGGACCATAAAACAATAAATTTGGAAAATGTTTTATTTTTATGATATTTTCTAATATATATTTATTATTTTTAGTTAATACTATTTCTGTGAAATTTTTTGGTCTATATTTTTCAATCCAAGGCTTACAATCCATATATTTAAATATTATTATTTAATATTTAAATATTAAATAATAATATTTAAATATTAAATAATAAATGTCGTATTATTTGGAAAATGGTTATTTAAAAATAATTTTAGGTTCTATGTTTGCCGGAAAAACAAGTGAATTGATAAAAGAATATAATAAACATACCGCGTGTAATTTTAAATGTTGTTTAATTAATCATACAGTGGATAATAGATATGGTACTGATAATACACAAATGGCTACTCATAATAATGAAATAATGGAATGTAAAAGTTGCACTAATTTAAGTGAATTATTTGGAGAGGATTATCAAGATGAAATAGTTGATAAATATGATGTTTTTTTAATAAATGAAGGGCAATTTTTTGAAGATTTATATAATTGTGTAGATATAATTGTGAATAAAAGAAAAAAGAAAGTTTATGTGTGTGGGTTAGATGGTGATTATGAAAGAAAAAAATTTGGAAGTATTTTAGATATTATACCATTATGCGACGACGTTGTTAAATTAAAAGGAATATGTAAAGAATGTTTTTTTAAAGATTCTATTTTTACTCATAGACTGACGGAAGAGAAAGAACAAACGTTAATTTCAAGTAATAAATACAATTCCCTATGTAGAAAATGTTATAATAAACAAAATCTTTAAAAATATTTTAAAGTATTTTTCAAAAGTATTTAAAATAATTAAGTATTTGATATAAATAATAAATGCCACCAAAAAAACGAGGAAGAAAGCCAAAGAAAAAAGTAGAAAAAGGTCCACCAAAAAAACGTGGAAGAAAGCCAAAAGGGGGAAAAATAATAAAAGTTAGTGATATAAAAAAGAAAAAACCGGAATATAAACCAAATATTATATTGCATTTAAAAACATCAAATAATGATAATTATAAACAAGAGCTAACATCGATAGAATATAATCCTGAAATTAAAGAGCCGGAAGCATTTAATATAAATCATAATAAAATTAATATATTACAATTTGAGGAGATTGTCAAAAAGAAAAAAGAAAAACAAAATATAATAATAGAAAAAAAAGAAAAAATACCAATAAAAAATAAAAGTAGAGAATTATGGACAAAATTAAATAATTTAAAAAAAAATTTGAAATTAGATAATATTTCCGATAAATCATCTCATTGTTTTTGGTGTACATGCTTTTTTGATAATCCAACTATATATATTCCAAAAAATATAGTAGAAGATACTGTTGAAGTGTATGGTTGTTTCTGTAGTCCAGAATGCGCTTTGTCTTTTTTAAAAAATGAAAAAATAGATACTTCTACTTTATGGAATCGTTATTCATTATTAAATAATATTTATGGTAAAATTTATAATTATGATAAAAATATAAAACCTGCACCATCTCCTTATTATACATTAGATAAGTTTTTAGGGTCATTAACAATACAAGAATATAGAAAATTATTAAAAAATGATAGACTAATACTTATTGTCGATAAACCTTTATCTAAAATAATGCCCGAAATATACGAAGAAAACAACGAAGAACCAAAAATTATGAATAATTTATTAGATAATAAAAAGCAAAAAAGCAATAAATATAAATTAAAAAGCAAAGAAATTTTTAAAACAAAAACTGATATTTTAAAAAATAGTTTTAATGTAATTTAAGTTATATTTATTAAATATATAAAACTTAAATATTAATATTAATTTTATCTTGTGATTGCGTCTGCCCATCTGCTTGCGTCTGCCCATCTGCTTGTGTCTGCCCATCTACTTGCGTCTGTCCATCTGCTTGTGTCTGCCCATCTGCTTGTGTCTTCCCATCTGCTTGTGTCTGCCCATCTGCTTGCGTATCTTGTTTTTTAAGACTATTTAAATATAATAGTTTATTTATTTCGTATTCGTTATTTTTTTCTTTTATGTAATTTAAACATTGTTTATCTTTAAATTTTCTTATTTCACCAATAATAGTTTGATTTAATGATTTTTTTTTTTCTTCTTTTTTTTTTTGAAATTCTGGATTTAAATATTCCTTTATTACTTTTATAAAGTCATTATTCCATTTTTTTAATTTTTTGCTAGCTTCTTCTTGATTATAATTTGTTTGAGACATAACAATTTTTAAACAAGATTTAAATTTTTCATAATTTTTAGGATTTTCCATATATTTATCATAAATATTTAAAAAAAGAATATTAAACGGAATGATAATTATTAATATAAATGTCTAAAGAATTATCAGTAAATAATATAATTAACGAAATCAGTGATGTTTTAAGAAAACATCTTATTTCTATTATAGAAAAAAATAAAAACGATAAAAAAGATTTTGAAAATTTTATAAAAAATCTACCATTTATTAAAAAAATCCTAGAAGAAAATGAAACATTAAAAAATGAAATTGAAAAACACAAAGAACAAATTATTTTTTTAAATAATAATTTGACGTCACTTTCAAAACAATATACACAAGTCTTTTTTAGTAAAAATAAACTAAAAGCGTCTGTATCTTTAGATAATATTTTAACAAATGATGAATTGCAAGCGACGCAAATATTTGAAAAAGATGAAAATGGTTCTGAAAATATAGAATTAATAGTTGATGATACAAAGAGTGAAATTAATGAAATTAATGAAAAAGATATAATTAAAGAAGTAGAAGAAAATTTAGAAAAAAAAAAAAATGATTTATTATTAAAATCAACAGCAATGGACATGTATTTAAATAATTATGAATTAGAAGATGATTTATCTGTAAAAAAAATTGATATTTTAAATTACGAAGAAGATGATGAAGAAGATGAAGAAGATGAAGAAGATGAAGAAGATGAAGAAGAAGATGAAGAAGATGAAGAAGATGAAGAAGATGAAGAAGATGAAGAAGATGAAGATGAGGAAGATGAGGAAGATGAGGAAGATGAGGAAGATGAGAAGGAAGATGAGAAGGAAGATGAGAAGGAAGAAAATAAAGGTGCTACAGAAAATAAATCAGCTGAAGAAATGAAAGATGAAGATGGTACTATAGAAAATAAATCAGAAGATGAAGAAGATGAGGAAGTTGTAGAAATTGATTTTGCGGGTGTAAAATATTATGGTAGTGAAGAATGTATTGGAAAAATTTATGAATATATGGAAGATGGAGAAATTGGTGAAGAGGTAGGACATTATGTTAACGGATTACCAATAATTTTTTAAAAATATTATTATTATATAAATATGATAGTTAATTCAATTTGTACCCCAGCTTTAATTTATTTAATATTTTCTGTAGCACATGTTTTAATAGATACTTTTAAAGGATTATATAATACAGCATTAATAAAAATATTTTTAACAATTTTTATGACATTTATTTTAAATTATTTATGTCAAGCAGGTTTAGGGATTTTATCATGGTTAATTATTTTTGTTCCGTTTATTTTAATGACAGTAATAGTAACAATGTTATTATTTACATTTAATTTAGATCCAAAAACTGGAAAAATAAGAAAAGAAACTGGTAGGAAAGGAATTGACCGCGACATAGTTTTGTATCATGACCATGGAGAAGGGGAAAATGGTAATTTAAAACATGGTATTGGAATAAGAGATGGATATGAAAGTGCTGGACCATTGGAAGATAAAAGAAATTATAGATTTAAATTAGATTCTGAATATACACAGGGACCTGAAATGAGACACATTAGAGATCAACGATTATTAAATTATTAATTTTTAAAAATTATTTTAAATTAAATTATTTTTAAATAATTTAAAACTTATTTTTATAGAGTATATATAAAATGGTTTATGAATTATTATATAACGGTTTATTACTATCAAGTATTTATTTAGGCTTTGATTTATTAAATAAATATAATAAAAAAGAAATTAAAACAAATGATGATATTAAAATTTATTTTGCTTTAAAAGGTATTAAATTATTGAATATGTATAATTATACAACACGAAATGTAAGAAATTTTATTAATAAATGTAATTCAAATATTGAAAATGAGGAAGAAGATGACGTTTATAAGATAGTAATATTAAAAAAAAACGATATTTTAAAATGTTTGTTGTGTTATGAAGAGGAAGATTATTATATTGAAAACGAAGGAAAAGATTTAGAAGAATGTTTAAATGATGCAAAATATATATATATAACAAAACAAACAAATGACAAAGAAAATAATTTTTTACAAATACAACCTGAAGAATTAAAGAATAAAGAAAATATTTTAGATTTAAAAAATAAATTGGAAAATAAATTGGAAAATATAAATAAGTTATTTTTAAATATTGAATTAGTTATTAACGAAAATGAATATGATTTGAATAGCATTGTTAATAAATATTGTGTATCTGGAAATAATATTTTAAGTATTGATTTTTTAAGATATATTTTACATGATTATTTAGAAGTAGAATTAGAAAATGAAGATTATAAAATTAATATAATAGATAAAAACATTGTGATGTTTGATATAAATAAAAATAATTCAATAAGTATTATTGAAAATGGTGGATATAAAATTATTTCATAGTGTATTTGTAGTGTATTTCATAATTATATTTATAATTATGAAACAATTAAAAAAAACGAATTAAAGAATATTATATTAATAATAAATATATGGAAGGTTCCCAAATGGAAAGTTCCCCTGTTAAACGCTCTGAAAATAAACATAAACTATCTGATAAATGGGTTTTATGGGCGCATTTACCACATAACACGGATTGGTCTTTAAAAAGTTACATAAAAATTTTAGAAGTTTCTAATGTTGAAAGTGTAATTGCATTGGTTAATAGTTTACCAGAGCAGATGATAAAAAATTGTATGTTATTTTTTATGAAAAAGGGGATTTTACCTATGTGGGAAGATCCAAAAAATTGTGATGGTGGTTGTTTTTCTTTTAAAATTACAAATAAAAATATACCAAAAGTGTGGAAAAATTTATCTTATATGCTAACTGGTGATTCTCTAACAAATAATAAAAAATTATTACAAACTATGAATGGTATAACAGTTTCACCAAAAAAATCCTTTTGTATATTAAAAATATGGACATCAACTTTAAAATATCAAAATGTAAAAGAATTAAATGAAGTCGATGATGTTTCTTTTCAGGGTTGTATATTTAAAAAACATAAGCCCGGTTATTAAAAATATGTAAAAGATTTATTATTTTTGCAACCAATTGTACCTAAAAAAAAATTTATTATACTAAATTTTTTTTTGTATTCCATTTTTTTTTCATTGTAATACACAATAACTTCAAATATTGCAAGAAATTAGTTGTTAAAATTTTAAAAAAAAAAATACTATTTGCGATAAATTCTCTATAACATTTGAACTCATATAATATATACAATGATTTTAACTAACATAATTAATATATTTTTAGCGTTATTATTTTTATTATTAAGTTTAAAAAATTTATCAAAACCTTATAATTATTTAATTATAATACTTGGACTATCATTAATAATTTATAATTTAAAAATAGTATTTTATGAAGAAGATTTTTTAAATATTAATATAATATTATTTGGTCCATTGTTAGTTATATTGGGGATTACAAAAAATGAAAATCTAAAAAATTTGTCATTTGTTGTTGGTATATCCATCATTTTATTTTATATAAAAGAAAAATACGAATTGGAATTATTTAATAAATTTTAACTTGGAAGGGGTGCTAAACATAATTTAATTTCACCTAAACTAGCTACAGCATATTTAACAATTAAAGGTAAATCATTTTCAAGATACATTTCAATAGAATTGCAAAGATTAGTGCATTTAATGAAATAACCAAGATTTTTCAATGAAAATTCACCCTGTATAATAGTATTCGCATCTTGTTTTTGAATAAATTCTGTGTGTCCATCCATTTCTGTTCTACTCAATTCGCAATTAGCAAAAGGTCCCTGACACCGAAATATAAGTTCATTTCCAACAGATTTTATTTCTAATCTTCCAGATATGTTTGATAAATCACGTATAATTTTTTGGAAATCACTAGATGGTAGATTAATAACGGAAGAAAATTGTACGCTTGGCAATTCTAATTCTTCTTCATCTGGTTCTATTAATTTTAATTTTTGATTCTTTGATTGCTGTATTTCACCATTTTCAAACTTTAATCCAAGATAATTGACAATTCCATCCGAGTATTCAGATTCCTCAATATATATAGTTAATGTATCATCATTGTCAATAGAGTTGATTAATTTAAATAAATGAAACATATTAACACCAATTACAATTTTGGGATATTTGCAATAATAATATTCAAATTTTTCTGCATCTAAAAATAAATGAGCCAAAATAGTGTGTGATTTATCCATATTTATTATACGCATACCATCTTTTTGAAATGTTATATTTGTTTCCAATAATATATCCTTTAACGCAGTCATTAATGTTCTAAATGGCGCAATTTGAACTGTTTTTATTTCTAATACATATTTTGGTTTCGACATATATATTGTTTTTCATTTTTAATCTTTAAATACTTATGTAAATTTTAACTTAAAATTAAAAAAAGAAAAAAAATAATGGAAAAATCATTAAGTATGGTAATAGAATTATATAAAAAATATGAAAGTAATGACTTTGTTATAGAAAAATTAAATGAAACAATTTGTAATAAATTGCCTATTGAAGCTGTATGTTGGTATAAACAATATGAAAAAAAAAATAATAATACAAAAAACAAACATATTATACAATTTATGACCGGAAAAATACAATACTTTTATATTTCAAAATCAGATTTTTATATTCAATATGATGGTAAAAATTATTTGCAAATAGGTGAAGATGAATTATTATATAAAATTCTCTCTAAAATTACAGAAAAAAAGATTTTATTAAGTGATAAACAAGAAATAAAGGATATTATTATTAATAAAATTAAAAATACTCATATAAAAGATGGAATTCCAGAATCAATAACAATTCAAAATATTATTAATTATTTTTATCCTGTTTTATTTAAAACGAAAGCGGAGGCAAAATATTTTTTGACTATTTTGGGAGATAATATCTTAAATAAAAAAACTGAAATGAAACATATTCTTTGTAAAAATTCAAAAATATTTTTAAATCATATACTATTTTGTTATAAAGACTATTTCAATAGCAATAATATTATATCTTCTTTTAAATCATTAGTAAAGAATGAATTATATGACAATTTTAGATTAATAGATTTTAAAGATACAATAAATAATCAAGTATATTGGCAATTTTTTGTTGAGCAAAATATTTTAAATATTGTATCGGTTGCAATACATTACTCTCAAAGATATGAAAATTCTGAAACATTTTTAAAAGAAAAGGTGGATTGTGATATTAATAATATATTATTTTTTGAAAATAATAACCAAGAGAAAATTGTTGATATGTTTTGTAATAATTATTTGGTTGATATTTCAGGTGATTCTTTGAAAGAAGAAGAAATAAAATATTTATGGCTTAAATTTATAGAATATAAAAACATTCCTGAATTATTCGATGATTATTCATTACAAAAGTCACTTTTAAAATTATCAAATAAAAATGAAATTATAATGAAAAATGAGACATTATTATATAAAACAAATGAAAACATTTATATTTTTCGTAAGTTTTTGGAATTTTGGAATGAAAAGATAATACCAGATATAAATGATGAAATTGAAATAAGTGAAATATTTTATTTTTTTAAAAAATATTCTGGAATTAAAACAACAAATGAGAGAGAATTATTGAAAATAATAGAAATGCAATATCCATTCATACCAATCACAAATAATAAAACTATCTTTGGTTATAAATGCTTGGATTGGGATAAAAGAAATTCAATCAAAAGTATTATAAATTCTCTCGGAATTAAGAAAGAAATTAGCAAAATAGAATTGTATAAAAAATATTGTAAAAAAGTAAAAAAAAATAAAATGGTAGTTAGTAAAACATATTTTATTGATAATATTGATTATATATTAAATGAAAATTGATTTTATTTTTTTTATTGAAATATAAAAAATGGCAGAAATAATTAACGTTTCTTTCGGAGTTTTTTTGTTCTGCGTTTGGTTTTTATATAATAATTAAGTACTATCTTTATGATATTTAATTTGATATAATTAATTTAAATATCATAAAGATAGTACTTAATTATATATATGAATGTTAATAAAAAACTAAAATTATGTATATTATCAAATTTATTTTTACTTTTTTTATCAGTAACAATTATAATTATATGTGATAATTCGGGTTCTTATTGGAATTTTGGACCAAATGAAAAATTAATCAT